CCGTGACGCGGTTCATGGCTACCAGCCGATGTCGGACGACTGCGCCGGGGCGCGCTCGGCCTGCGGCTTCGACTTGAGCACGCGCCACGCCGGAGCCTTCGGGTTGTCGCTGCTGTTGCGGAAGCAGACCACCGGGCCGATCCCCTCGATGGTGCCGGTCATGTATTCGCCCTTCGCGCCGCTCTTGAGCCACAGCGCGCCGAGTTCATCGGGGTTCTTCTTCGCCTGTTCAGACATTCGCCGTCTCCTTGATGACGCCCCACCCACGGAGCGCCGCTTCTTCGTTGTCCACTTCGCCCAGAAACTTCTCGATTGCCGCCACCACAGCGTCCGACTCTTCCACCGCGTGCTCCACACGCGCCACGTAGACACGCAAATGTTCGGGCATATGCGGGCAGTAGCTGATGAAGTCGCACCACTCCGCGCCGGTCAACCACAGCAACATGCGGATCTGCGCCGCGTGGGCTGCCGGCACCTCGCCAGCCCTCATCCAATTGATGTGCGTGGCCGGACGGGGGCACTTGATCTCGATGAGCCCTTCGTAGTCGCCCACGACGCCATCGGGCGAACCGCCCGCCATCAGCTCGTTGTGCGCGAGGAACCCCACCTGTTCCACCCACTGCCCCGTCTGCGCCTCGTAGGCGGCACGGGCGGCGGGCTCCAGGTCGGTGCCGCGCTGCATGTCGGCCGACACGAACACGTCGTCCTGCGGCTGGCCGGTCAGGCGCTCGCACACGAGCTGCGTGCGGTAGTCGCGGCGGGCGGCAGCCTCACCGCTCTTGATAACGGCCAGCACGTCCTTCATGCGGGACGCGGTAACGCGGCCGAGACGCGCCGCCAGCCACTCTGGCGTGCCCTGCGGGGCGCTGTGAACCGTGAAGTTCTTCACGCCGCCACCTTCTGCGCCCGCGCCTTCAGCGTCTGGCGCATGTTCGGCATCGTCGCGTCCAGGTAGGCGCGGTTCTCGGGCGTCGTCTTGTCCCACGCTTCCTTGAGCGCGAGCAGCCCGTTGTCCGCTGCCGCCTCGAAGTCCGCGAGCCAGTCTGCGAACCCGACCGGGGCCACGAGCGCCGCCGCCTTCGCGGGCTTCTCGCTGGCCGCGTTCGCGTCGTCGTCCTCGGGGCAGACGCCCACGATGGCCGCGAGCCCGTAGCGGCGGGCATACGTCCACGCCGAGCCGAGCCCCTGCATGTCGCCCTTGGTGTTCAGCAGCGGGGTCAGCCCCTCGATGCTCTCGCCCGACTCGTGCAGCAGCTTCGTCACAAGCGCCGCGCCCGCCTCGGTCACGGTGCCGTATTGCACGACGCTGAACCCGTTCTTGTGCAGCGCCTCACGGCAGGCGTCCCACACCGACCCAAGGTCGGCATACTTGTTCTTGAAGTGCGGGTTGGTGCTGTCCTTCTTCGCGCCCTCGATGGCCGCTTGCGCCTTCACGAGCGCGGTTGCCAGTGCCTTCATCGCTTCCCCCCGTTGATCGTGTCGAGCGTCTGCCGGAAGAACGCGGCGAACGCCTCGGTCATCTCGTCCGTCGTCATCTCCCGGCGCGAGCCCCACGGCTCCACGTCGAGGCACTTGCCGCACGTCGAGCCCCGCTGGCCGTGCGTCTCGCACCAATCGGCCGGTTCGACTTCGCCCTCGCGGGGGTCGTAGCTGAGCACCCAGCGGTCGCTCATCCGTTCACCGACACCCTTCCGGTCGAGAACCCGCGCCGCCGCGCCGGGGTGCCGGTCATGTAGTCCACCGTCTGCAAGCGGTTGAGCAGCTTGTCGATCTCGCCTTCGCGCTCGCGCCACTCGGGCTGACGTTCCGCCACGGCGCGCATGAACGCGGCGCGGTCACGCTGCACGTCCGGGGCCGTCCACCAGGTTTCGTCGTAGGTCGCCATCGGCTACACCCTCTCGACGCCAGCGTCGGCCAACACTTCCCAGATCGCCGTGTTCGCCGCGTAAGCGTCGAACCCAGAAGCCGGATACTCCTTGCGTTTCGTGCCGTCAGTGTTCAGTCGCCACCGCAGATACGCGGCCTCGTCCGCGCTCAGCGTAAGCACGTACTCCACGGGCGGCGGATCGGTCTTCACTACGCGCCTTTCGCACTTCGCCATGTCACTCCCCCTCCCCGAGACTCACGAGCACCCCGCCGAGCCGCGCCGCCTCCTCGGGGCGCAGCACCTTCTCGTTGCCGTTCACGCTCACCACCACGGAGCGGCCAACCTTCCGCACCACCACTCCGGGGAACAGCACATGCAGCACGTCGGCTTTCATGACTGCACCGCCATCGAAGACAGCCACTCAGCCGGGTCGTCCTCTCCCGTGGCTTCGTCGTACCAGTCCTCCCAGCCAGCGACGGCCGAGCCATCGTCAGCGCGCCACCGCTCCAAACCACCCACGTTTGAGAAATCGGGCTTGATGTTGTGGGCGAGCTGGAACCTGTCGTACTCCGCCAGCACGGCGAGCACCTTGACACCCTCAGCCACCGTGGCAACAGGCACCGCGAACGGCTCCATCGGCACCTGGGGAATCCACCACACGCGCAGATCGCCAACCTTCATGGCTGCACCGCCCGAAGCGCCGCGTTGCGCCGAAGCTGGATCTCCGACTCGTAGTGGTAGACGCTGAGGGCGGCATCGAACAGGACCGCCGCGATCAGCGTCGCGAACGCCCACGCCAGCACGATCCGCAGGGCCGTCACGGCGCGCATCACAGCGCCCCCGCCACTACGGCCACCGCCACGCACGCGCCCAGCACGAACGCCAGACACAGCAGCCCCATCGCCACCACCACCGCCCCGCCGTCCCCGTCGTCGTCAGGCTTGCGTTCCGTCATGGTTGCCTCCCCTCCACGAACCGACGCACCGTGTCCCGGTGCCAGCGCAGCGGCTTTGCTGCGTCCCCCTTCGGCGTGAGCACCGGCATCGGCTGTGCCGTGCCCAGCGCCACCCGCCGATACAGCCCCGTGGCGCTCTGGCGCGTCACGACGGCCACTTCCGACACCCGCATCGACACTGGCCACAGCGCGGGATCGGTATGCGGTTGAATGCGCGGAACGCTTGCGAAATAGCGCGGGCCGGGACCGTCACTGTGTGTGGACGCCATACCCTAGCCCCCGAACGGAAACAGGAACGACTCGAGTGGGAGTCCGGTTCTGGCGTGCAGGCGGCGCAGCATCTCTGGCCGGGGAATTGCACGGCCCACGGCGTAGTGCCGGATGCTGCCCTCGGTGCAGGCCAGTTCGTCGGCCAGAGCCTGGTAGCGTTCGGGGCCGTAGCCTTCGGCCTGTAGCCACCGCCCGAACGCGGTGAGCCTTACTCGTTTCGCCATGAGGGGGAGTCTAAGCGTTGGCGCTATATCGAGTCAAGGGTAATTCGCTTGTATGCTAATTTGGCATAGATGCAGTCCGTGCATAGGCTGGTGCGTCATGGGAAGACTTGACAAACTCGTCCGCAACCGGCTGCGGATTCTGCGCAAGACGCAACGTCTACGTCAGGCAGACGCGGCCAAGGCCATCGGGTGGGCGCAGCCCACAATCAGTAAATACGAGAAGGGGGGAACACACGACAGACATGGATACGCTGGACACGCTGGCGCGGTTCTACGGGACCAGTCTGGCGAAGATCCTGTCGGAGTCGCCGGACGCGATACCCGACAGGGACTTCTCCGAACTCCGGGCGGCGTATCTTAGGCTCGATGCCGCGAACCGCGCCCACTTGCTTTCACTCGTGAAGGGGCTCGCGTCGTTGTCGCCGCCACGCGCTTCAACCACGCCACGACCACGCGCCTGACCTTCGTCGGCATCTGCTCCACTGCTCGTGCGGCCTGTGCTCCGATATTCGTCATGGGATCTCAGCATCCTTCGGGAAAGGGAACGCGCCATGTTCTACCACATCCGCAAGCGCGTTACGCATGAGTCGGCAAGGTAATCGTCATCGCATCGCCCGTGGTGTCTACCGGGACGCCACGGGATACGAAGTCGTCATTAAGCACCGGACCCAACGCCGGTCCCGGCGATTTCCGGCGACTGCGACCTTGGCTGTCATGGTCGCGTGGCAGACGCGCCAGCGGGCGCTCATCGATCTGGGACAGCCGACCGACCAGAACATCGGACACACGCTCAGCGACGACATCGCCCGATACCTGGCCCTGCTCCCCGCTGGCCGCACCCGCGACGACGCCGAGGACTTGCTGGCGCATTGGGGCCGCGTCTACGGGCACCAGCCGCGCCACGCGCTTACCGCGCCGATCCTGCACGCGCAACTCCTCGCATGGCACCGAGACGGAGCCGCGCCGCAGACGTGCAATCATCGCCGCCGCGTGCTCGTGACGCTCACCACGACGTTAGACGGACCCGACGCGGCGAATTTTGCGAGAGCG